ATCAACATGCGAAAGGTCGATGGCTGGCAGACGCTCGCTGCGAACCTTATCGGTCAGCCAATTGACCTAGCCGCCTGAAACGATAGCCTCATGTTACCGGAGATCCCGCCACCAAATTCCAACTGCATTCCGGACGGCACCCTCTCCAGACTTAATATCCCATATAAATACTTCGCCTCCGTCATTTCCGGTCACCGCTCGTTCTCCGTCGTTGGAAAACGCACCGTGGAATATCCTTCCATGGTGACCAGTTAGCTCCTTTAAAACATATCCAGACTCGGTTTCCCAAACACGAGCCGTTTCATCGTTGCTAACCGTTAATATCCGACTTCCGTCAGGAGAAAACGTCGCGTATCTGACATAGTCGGTGTGCCCTTCTAAAGTCCTTATCAAGGAGCCATGTCGCGCGTCCCAGAGTCGAGCGGTATTGTCGAGACTACCGGCTAGAATGGCGGAGCCATCAGGGGAAATGTCGATGGACCAAATGGCGCCCGAAAGACCTTTTTCCCCTTGGACGCCGGCAATCAAATTCCCGCTTTGCGTATCAAAGACGTGTATCGTGCTGCCACGAGCGGTAACAACACGCGTCTCATCTTTCGAAAAAATGGCGATGGATGGCAGCTCTGCTTCCATCGAGGCAGGCATGCCATCATCTGAGTCAGAATCGGTTACTTCTCCCGATGGTGGATCATAGATCGCAAACTCACGTACCAGATGTCCCGTTTTTGAATCCCAGAGACGAGCGACTGGATCCTCACTTGCGGTTAATAGGTAACGTCCATCTGTTGACAACGCGAGACTCTGCACTCGACCCCTATTTTTTGCAGGAGGAGCGCCAGCCAAAACAGCAAGTCGTCTGTTACTTAGCACCGCTGCATTTAGTTCGGCGACCGACTGATCCGCATTAAACCCAAAGAGAATGTTGCTGTGCCCACTAAGTCCGGCGAGCGCAAATCGTGCAGCGCTCTCGTAGTCGGATCGATCAAAGGCTTCTCGAGAGAGTTCGGCCGTCGTCAGTGAGGTTCGTTTACCGATTCCCGATATCAAGCGGCTCACACCAAATCCAGCAAGTGCGACTACAAGTGCTGCGAGTAACACTAATGTGCCGACGGATCTCTGAAGGATTTTCGTGCGTCGACGATCTCTGGTTTCGCGCAAAATGCTTGCGTTTATGAAGTTAATCAAGACGAGAGGAATGTCCGGGGTATCTTGTGGGCGACGAGCAACCCAGCTCTGCCCGGCAGTAATCTCGTCGGAACGCAACACCATGCCATCCTTGCAGCCATTCATCTCCCATTGGGCTGCTCTAGCCACCCAATTTGTATGCTCTCGCAACCATAATATATCACCTAAGTTGATCGCGCGCGTAAGTTGGGCCACGACGGGTGCCAGGCAAGCTTCGTTGGCCAGCTGGGATGGCTCGCTGCCTTCAGCGGAAATCCAATTTGTTTTAGACAGGGGAGCCGGGATAGTTCCTTCAAAGGCGCGCCAAACCAAAGGAATCAATCGCTTTCCTAAATGATTTGTCAGCTCTACTTCTTGGGCGCAAACTGTAGAAACTACTGAGCTGGGTGATAGGACAAATAACACGACATCGGAGTCGGTAATTAGTTGCTGAATGCGGGCCCAGAATTCTTCACCCTTCTCAATATTTTCTCTATCGATGAAAACTTCATACTTGAGCGCGAGAAGTGAATCTCTCAAAGCCTTAGCGACCGAAGCGTCTTTGCGCGAGTACGAGATGAAAATCTTTAAGGGGCGATCGCTGGCCATCGGTTAAGTCGAATGCCAATTTGAAGTTCTTTCCGTGCGTCGACACACAATATGGCTGTCACTGCACTTACTTACAACGCGCATAGATACAATTCTTAATAGTACATCTAAATCCTGGCCTTGCCTAGGATCAACGCACGACCTTATTCCATTCGACCATGTGGCCCGGGCCTGTAGCTCGTGCGCCAGCGCCTGTTTCCAGGCGCCGTTGTCGTCCATTATCTCCCAGACCAGAAGCTGTTGGCATACTGCGTTCGGCCGCCCACCGCCGCCTCACCTTTCTCGCCATCTGCTGTTCCGCACCCTCGCGTACCGGCTGCAGACCGATCGATGGGGTGACCTGGATAGCGAGAGCCGCCTGCTCGATCGCTCGGGCTCGCCCCAGCAGGCCGGAAAGCGCGCCATAGAATTGAGCCGGCATACGGCTGCGATCCGGCCTGGTACGCTGCTGAGCCGCGAATGGAACGGGCGGATGCAGCGAGTAGCGGTGCTCGCCGATGGCTTTGCCTGGAACGGCGCAACCTATCAGAGCCTGTCGCAGGTAGCCTTCGCGATCACCGGCACGCGCTGGAACGGCCCGCGGTTCTTTGGGCTACGAGATCGATCGGGGTTGGCGCCATGACGATGAAGGCGATTCGCTGCGCGATCTATACGCGCGTTTCCACCGAGCAAGGGTTAGAGCAGGACTTCAACTCGCTCGATGCCCAGCATGATGCCTCGCAAGCCTATGTCCGCAGCCAAGTGCATGCCGGCTGGACGCCGCTGCGCGCCAAATACGACGACGGCGGCTTCTCGGGTGGCAACACCGACCGGCCCGCCCTGCAGCGGCTCCTGCAGGACGTGCGGGCCGGCAAGATCGACGTGATCGTGGTCTACAAGGTCGATCCTCTGACCCGCTCGTTGGCGGATTTCGCCAAGCTGGTCGAGCTCTTCGACCGGCACAATGTCTCGTTTGTCTCAGTCACCCAACAGTTCAACACCACCACCTCAATGGGCCGGCTGACCTTGAACGTGCTCTTGTCATTCGCGCAGTTCGAACGCGAGCTCACCTCCGAGCGCATCCGGGACAAGATTTCCGCCTCCAAGCGCAAGGGGCTCTGGGTCGGTGGCATGGCGCCGCTCGGCTATGACACAAAAGGCCGCAAGATCATCGTTAATGAGGCTGAGGCGGAGCGGGTTAGGAGCATCTTCCGCAGCTATCTCAAGTTTGGCAGCCTCAACCGGCTCATGGCTGAGCTCCGCAAACAGGGCATCGTCACCAAAGTTCGGACGCTGAGGACAGGTGAGACCGTTGGCGGGATCCCATTCACACGCGGGTCGCTCGCCCACCTGCTTCGCAATCGCTTCTATATCGGAGAGGTGTGGTTCAAGGGTGAGGTTCTTCAGGGCGAACAACCCGCCATTCTCGATCGGGACTTGTTTGATGCGGTCCAGGCCAAACTGAACGAACAGGTCAACAGCCATAAGGCGATGCGAACGAAGTCGAGGCTCTGCTAGCTGGCCGTATCTTCGATGACTGCGGCAACCGCATGAGCCCGAGCCACGCGCGTAAGGGCGGCATCAAGTACCGATACTATTTGTCGTCGGTGCTGTTGCAAGGCACGGCCGAGCGCGCCGGATCGGTGCGCCGGGTATCGGCTGCCGAAGTCGAGGCTCTGGTAATCAGGTCAGTGCGGGAGCATCTCAAAACGTTGGAGCCGATCGATGACCCCAGCCTCATCAAGCAAAATGTCGCGCGCGTCGAGGTCCGGCCAGAACAGCTGGTGATCCAGCTTGCCGGACCGCAGGGTACCGATGCTCAGAAGGCGGGAGGCGATGGCCTCCTTCGAGTGCCTTGGCGGAAGACAATGTCAACGAGGCGGCGCGAGATCGTTCTGCCTGAAGGGACCTTGCCGCAGCACGCTCGTCCAATGCGTTCGGAAACGCGCGCTACCTTGGTCGCCGCCATTGCCCGCGGACGCCGATGGCTCGATGAACTGATCGCTGATGCGACCGCAACCGCGGACCGCATCGCACGACGAGAGAATTGCAGCGTCCGGAAAGTGAATATGACGATCTCGCTTGCCTTCCTCGCCCCGGATCTTGTCAAGGCGGCCATCGACGGGCGACTACCCCATGGAATGGGCGTCACCCGCCTCACCGCCCTGCCGGCCGAATGGTCGCAGCAGCGCCACATGCTCGGCCTTCCTTTGCGGTAGCGCCACGTTCGAACCATCTTGCCGTGGCAATGCCAGCAGGCAGGGCCACGCGCGACGCCTGATCTATCCGATCCTTGGAACGAGATATCCAACTCAAGGCCTGCGATATCGTATCCACCTGATCGCCTTGCCGGCCAAGGGGGAATGCCAGGATCTCATTTCGCAAGTCGTCGAGCCATGGGACATTTCTCGAAAGCAACACCGCGCCAGCTCCGATCTTGGCTGATTGCGTGGCCATGCGCACCACCTTATCAGCGTCCGGCTTGATCGCCATTCGGATGTCAGCAGGTAGCGGTGCAACGCGCCAATGGCTTTGCCTGGAACGGCAAAGCCCGGCACCGCGGCGGCCGCCGCTCGCCTCGCCAGTCAGCTAGCGATTTCTCCGTGCTCGGTCGGCTTTTCCGCTGATTGAATGAAGAATCCCTATTTCGATGCGGTTCGAAATTTCCACTCAAGCTGAAGTTTGCGGCCGACGCTTGCGTTGACTTTAAGGGATCGTTCGCTTGCAGATTTTGCTGACGACCGTGAAAGCATTCGTACCGCAACAGGTCGAAAGGGGTTCAGCTAGAAATTTGGCGGCATGTCGCCGAAATAGCGACGCGGTCCGGAAATGATGATCGGCAGAGCAAACCGCATCCGGTTCTGATTGTATCGGCTGATCCAGGATAGCCCCTGAGTGACTGAATCCACTTGATCGTCATGTTTGACATTCGGAAAGCCGAGTAGCTCGGCCTTCAGGGGACCAAGCCATAGCGCGGCTTTGGGAAAGAAGACCGCGCCGGCTTCGAACTTCGCCGATACCTTGGCGGCGCGGGTCAGCTTGTCTCCTTGCGGGGTGATGCCAACAACCGCGATGTTCTTTGCTCTCAAGTCCTGAATAAGACTGGTCCCTGACCCCTTGTCTTCGATCAGAAGAGTGGCGTTGGGGTACCTCTCACGAAGCTCAAGCACGGCGTACCTGAGGTCAGGATAGTCGACGCGCTGGCGCCAAAGATCGAGTAAATAGCAATTGTCACCGCGGTTGAGCCAGACCGTGGCAACAGAAAAATCGGACAACTGCTCGCCCTTCATGGCGGTATCAATGCTGATGACCGAAAGATCTGCATGCCCACAGGTTGGGGCGACGTCGTAATCCTGAAACCACTCGGCCTTGATGATATTGCCGGCGAGCGGGATCGGCTCCTGCTGGTATTGGGCGGAAAAGAACAGCTCGCCCATGCTCTGTTTCATGGCCATCAGAACTTTCAGAGAGTCACCGTTTGGGTCGATAATGTCGCCAACCTTTCTTTTGTACATCCGGTGACGGCCAATCGGAATTTGTTCGTCCATTTCCGCGATGGCCGCGACCTTCAAATGATGCCAGCCACCCTTTTCCAGGAGGCGACCGGCCAGATCGTCTTCGTGGACCCGCTGCATAACCAGCACGACCGCCCCGGAAGACTTTGAATCCAGGCGCGTCAGCAGCGTGGTGTCGAACCAGTCACCGACACTTTTGCGATGCGCTTCCGATAGCGCCTCGTCTGGCTTTTGCGGATCATCCAATACGATGAGGTCGGCGCCGCGCCCGGTAAGGGTTCCATGCACCGAGGTGGCGTAACGGTAGCCACGGGCAGTCGTCATGGTCTCGTATTGGGTATCCTTCTCCCGACTGACCTTTGTGTTGGGGAAGATGCGCCGGTACCAAGCGGAGTTGATCACCGCGCGAAAGTCGTTGGCGTGCTTGACGGTGAGCTCGTTGGAGTAGCTGACGCAGATAATGCGCTTGGTCGGATCGCGGCCGAGCAGGAATGCCGGCAAGGCTACGGAGAAGACGATCGATTTGAGGTGGCGAGGCGGCACCGTCGTTATCAACCGGTTGATTGTGCCATCCATGACGTCTTCGGCCGCGTACGTCATGGCATCGATCAGCCAGGTCCGCCGGAATTCCTTGCCCGGCGCAACGGTCTCGAAAACCTTGCCGAGGAACGCCCAGAAGTTCTCGGTTAGGAGCATATCAAGATATTTGCGGCGGCCTGCGGGACTGAGTGCCGCCAAAAGGGTATCGATGGAGGCTCGATCGGGTGCTGTAAAAGCTCTCTCTTTCATTGCTACTTGCGCCGGTGATGGGCCAGAAGTTGCTGCAGGATCGCCTCATCGCTTGCGCTTAAGTCCGCAGGCTCAACGCGATTGGTGTCGGTGTCCTCGAGGAAGCCCATTTGCATCGCCATTTTGATTACCGCCATTGCCGATCGATCATCGCCTTTAAGTGCGTTTTGCAGCTGACGCAGTACGACGCCTTCGATCTTGCTGACCCGCCGCGCGCTCGCACCCTCCTGGATGGAGATTGTCGCGGTCATCGCTTGCCGGATCAGGGTTTTAAGGTTCTTGCTGTTCTTCGGTCGGCCCTTCGCGTTTCCAGAAATTCCCGGCCTGAACCGCGACCTGACCGGGGGTTTTCCGTAGCCGACCGCATAATGTTGGGAGGTGCCCTCATTAGAAGGCTCCACGCTTCGTTTGGACCGCAAGGACTTTGGTGATCGACCATGGCTCACGAGGGGCTCCGGTGTCTCCTAGGTTGTTTTATTGTCGCTGAATGGACGGCCGGTGACTGCATGCAATGCTGTTCGTCCGGTTAGCTTTTGCCATCGCCGCACGATCTGATCGCAATAGACCGGATCGAGCTCGATCAACCGCGCCTTTCGATGGGTTCGTTCGCATGCGATGAGGGTCGTGCCGCTGCCGCCGAAACTATCGAGGACGAGATCGCCGCGGCGCGAACAATCGCGAATGGCGTCGGCAACAAGTCCGACCGGCTTCACCGTTGGATGCATCGCAAGCTGCTCGGCCCGCTTCGCGCCAAACGCGTTTGATCCTGCGTAGGTCCAGACATTGGTGCGATTGCGTCCATGTTGGCCGAGCTCGATGTTGTTCACGTGTTTGCCGCGCCCGTGTTTCCAGACGAAGATCAGCTCATGCTGGCTGCGATAGAGCGAGCCCATACCGGCATTGGTCTTGTTCCAAACCACAAGATTTTTGAGCTCACTGTAAGTACGCCGGCCGGCGGTCAGCATCTCGTCAAGATGCCGCCAATCCGAACAAACGAAGTGAATGGCACCGTCTGCGGAGTGCTCAGCGAGCAGACCGAGAGACTCCTCCAGGAATTTGGTGAACTGTGCCCAGGTTTTCTCGCCGCTAGCCTGGGCAAATTCGCGATGCTTGATACGCCCCTTGCCGGAGACGTGACCGCTAATTTTGACGTTATAAGGCGGATCGACGAAGATCAGCTGCGCGGCGTTTCCCGACAGCAATGCCGCAAATGATTGTCGGCGACGAGCGTCGCCGCAAAACAACCTATGTTCGTCCAGGATCCAAAGGTCGTTTGGCTTTGTAACGATGCGATCGGGTGTGGGGTCCGGTATCCTGTCATCTTCGGGATTGCTAGCCGGCGGCGCAGCGGCGTCGAAAATCATTTCGATCTCGGCAATCTCAAAACCGGTCGTGGTCAGATCGATCCCCTCGCTGTGTAGGAATTCGACCTCTTTCGCTAAAAGCTGAAAATCCCATGTTGCCTCCTCAGCGACCCTATTATCGAGAATGGTAAAGGCACGCTTCTGCGTTTCATTCAGGTGACTGGCGCGAACACAAGGCACGCTAGGCAACGCAAGCTGCTTTGCCGCCTCGATCCGAGCATGGCCAGCGAGGACAAGGTTCTGGTCGTCGATGACGACGGGGATCAGAAAGCCAAAATCGTTGATGGCGCGCACCAGTTTGTCGATTTGCTGCTTGGGGTGCAGCCGAGGATTGTTCTGATACGGCGTTAGCTGCTGGATTGCGAGGTCTTCAACCTTCAGCGCGCCTGCGGCGTGCGGGTGACGCGAGCTTGTGGACTCGACCGAGGGACGCCGGAGGCGGCGTGAGCGGGGGGCAAGGTTTGGTTTCATCCTGCTTCCCTACAGGAGAAGCCGCCGCGGCAAATTGCCGAAATAGAATGCCTATTTTTTGTGCAACTCGTCTCCTTGTCTATGCCGATGCACAAAATCTTTCATGATTACAAGGATATGCCGCGCTCTGGCGTTCTGACCAGCTTGATTGTCAAGGTAAAAGGAGTGCGCGCGAGCCGATTGGGCAAACCGAGCACGCTCCTTAAACCACGATTGATCTGGGAGCATCGCCTCCACGGCCTTTGTTACAAACCGGCCGGCTGGGGTCACGGCTCGACCAGTTGACTGGTCTTTGACCTGATCGTGCGCTGTCGCTGAACAACCGGTCTCACGTTCCCACAATTCGCAAAGCTGTTCGACTAGTAGCTTCAACGAGACTCGCTCCTCGGCGCCGCGTCGGCTGCTCAGCTCCTTGAGTGTATCAAACACAACATTCCAATAGCCATGCAGCCATCGCTCGACGTTCGCCAGACCAAAACTAGGACCTGATGCTTGTAACAGATCAAATCTTCGCCGTTGAGCAATGGAAAATATCTCGCTCTCCGTGTTGCTATCGATTGACTGCGATTGTGCCAACAAAGTGCAAGTGTAATCCCGGAGTCGGGAGGCCCACACAGCGTCCCGATCGGGCCCGCCGGCACCCCGCTGGTCACCTGCGACGTCAACGGTCGCTTCACACAACGCCTGCATCGCCAAGTTTGATGGATTATTCTGGTTTCGCAATTCCGCATCCAGCCGTCCCTTAATCAGGGATGAACTCCCTATAAGGTGCTTCTCCAGTCTCCGGAGAGACTTCATAAGTACGCGAAGGGTTGCGGTTCGCTGCCCGCGGTTAGGACCGAATTCGTCTTGATGGAGCCAACGCTGGAAGCGGGCACGCAAATCAATTAGGTAACCTGCGATATCGTCGTCGGAGGATCTCTTCGAAGGAAACATCGCCACGAGTTGACGAAGACGCGCATCGTCATTTTTAAAATTCAAGACGTCCACACCAGTCCAATTCCAGGGTGGCTCGGATTGCACCATCGGATTCTCCGTCAACTTTTCTATCATAACTCAATCGTTGCAGAGTTGTAGCACGCGCCATTACTGAACGCGCACAGCAAAATCCAAAATACCCCACGGGATCGCATCCCGATCAGCAAAGCCTGTTCTCCTCAATCACATAGACAAATGGGTGTTGTGATGCGCGGTTGTAGTCCGCGCGCCAGGTTCGAGCGCAGTGCGCGCATGGGCCAGCGATCGCAACAAGGTCTCATTGAGCAACTCGTACCGCAAGCGGCCGATGAAGGATTCAAGCTTGCTCGCCCGTACACTAGCAGGCACCGATGAATTGCTCTTGCCTGCACCCGGTGAGCGCCTCGCAAGCGATCGTCGGAAATTGCTCACAGCTTGCCTCACCGAGAATCGCGAAAGTATTTATGGTACGCCGCGACCCAATCGGAAGCGAGAAGTTTGCGCGCCTCGGGCAGCTACGCTAACTTACCGCAATTGTTGATCGCGACGACATTGGACTGAGCCATGACCGACACCGAACACCACTACGCGGCTCGGTGGCGCGGTCCGATTGCAGCGCAAACGTCTGGGGTTCTCGAACGAGTATTCCAAGATCCCGGAGGTAAGCCGGGCCGACCAACCTTCCGCGCCGGAACTCAGCAGTGCGCCGTTTGCACTGTTAAGCCCGGCCGCGTCTAGCTTAACCCCTCCATTCCGTATCGTTCGTGCTACCTATTCATCGGCAAACGTTTGCGGTTTCTGTCAGCCTGGGGGAGGGGAGAATGGGATTGCTAGAGGGTGACACTGCGCTGATCACCGGAGCAGCATCCGGCATTGGGCGGGGTATCGCAAAAGCGCTAGTTGCGGAGGGGGTTCGCCCTGTTCTTAGCGATGTCGCCGTTGAAGCTGGTCGTGCCCTGGCGCGCGAAATGAACGCCACCTTCATACCGGCTGATCTGGCCGATCCCACGGCCCCGCGCAAACTATTCGATGCCGCAGAGAAGTCGCTCGGGTTTGTCTCAATCCTGGTACATAGCGCGTCACCAAGGCGGCGAGAGAATGAAACAGCTCTAGCAGTGACCGAGTCAGAATGGGATTCGATGGTAACGGTTGGATTGCGGGCCGGTTTTGTCCTCGGTCAAGCAGCAGGGGCGCAAATGCAGGCGCGCAAAATCAAAGGGCGAATGCTATTTATCACGTCACTGCACGCCCACACGCCGCGCAACTTACCGCATTACAGCGCGACAAAAGCCGGCCAAACGATGATCGTAAAAGAACTTGCGCGCGCCCTTGGAGCCGACGGGATTCGTGTGAACGCCATAGCGCCCGGCGCTATACCGGGCGGCGGTTTCGACGCAGATACCACAGCCCTCCAAAGGATGATTCCATTAGGCCGAACGGGAACGCCGGACGACATCGCCGACATGGCCGTTGCTCTCCTATGCGATCGCTTTTCTCGGTACGTAACGGGGACTACGGTTGCGGTGGATGGCGGACTCTCTCTTTACAACTGGATTCCGTTTCGGACTCTCGGTTAGAAGCGAATGAAAACCCCGCAAGCGATATTTGGTGCTCTTGTAGTCGCCCTCGCGCTTGCGGCTTTCATAACGTTTTATGACAATTCCAAGCCGGACACCCAAACGGCGCCGCATGCAAATGAGGTGGCGGAGAAGATGGATTTGTTGACACCGGCGAGCTCTATCGCGCACGACTTTGCTCTGTTGCCGAAATCCGTTCACAGCACGTCGGCGACTTTGATCGCGGAAGAGTTTGCCGACATGCCGAAGTCCGTTCACACAGTCCCGGTACGCTCTGAGGCGCCTCCGGCGAAGCAGGCGATCG